GCCGCAGCCTGTTTTTAGACCTGGGCGGCAAAGAAAGCCGCGCTCGAAAACTTTAGGACGTTTGACGATAGGCTTGCGGCGGAACACTCCTAGCAGGTTTGCAATCAGTACAGCCATGTTAACCAGACCGGCAACGCCTGCGACTGTGGGATTGCTCGACCCGATAAGGGTTTGGGCAACGGCTGCAACGGCGGCAGACGCTTTTTCGGCTCCGGTAGTACCTTCAGGCGCGAGGGCTTCGACAGCCTGAATAGCGGCGACAACGGCTGGCATGGCAGCGGCGGTCTGGTTATTGATGTTGGTGACGGTGGAACTGAAATCGCTCATGGTTGCAAGTTTACTGTAAAATCAAAACCATGACGCTGAACCCGAGCACATGGTTCCGACCGGACCCGCCAGCAACACCATTACCAGACCTGATTCGCGTGGCATCTGCCGGCTACCAGCGGGAAGCCTCGCAGCAGCAGACAATCCGCACGTTATACGGGGCGCTTGATGAGCTGCAGGCCTTGGAAGCGCTGCGTATCCGGGAGCAGTCCGAAGATGACGGCGAACTGCGGGAGGCTCTGGCAATGGCTGGGCCGACGTGGCAAATGCCAACGGTAGTGAACGGACCCGGCGGTAAGGTGCTGCGCGAAGCGATCGACGCAACCGGCGCTTACGGCGACGTAGAACTGGCGCTTCAGAACGCGGAATGGCGGCGAGAGGTAAACGGTTCGTGGACGGAGTTCTCACGGTGGGGCATTCAGCAGATTATGTTGATCTCCCGGTTGTACTTCATCAAAAATCCGATGATCCAGCGCGGCATCAACGTTTCGGCTCAGTACGTTTTCGGTCGCGGCGTAGAGATCACAAGCACAGACGAAAGCGCAAATCAGGTCATCAAAGACTTCCTGAAACGTAACGAACGTGTGCTGGGCCAAGTTGCGTTGCAGGATCTCGACCGCCGCAAATACTACGACGGCAATCTGTTTTTTGCGCTTCACTCTGACCCGCGTGACACCGGCGAAGTCAACATTCGGACTATCGACGCGCTGGAGATTCAGGAAATCGTATCGGACCCTGACGACACGGATCTGCCGCAATACTATCGGCGGCAATGGGTCAAAAAGAGCTTCGACTACAGGAGCGGCGCGGTATCCTACACGACGATGACGGCATGGTATCCGGCTCTCGGTTACGATCCAGCAGACAAGCCGGCAACAATTGGCAGCTACGACGTTATGTGGGATGTTCCGATTTATCACCGCAAGTGTGGCGGCGTCGGCAAATGGCAGTTTGGCGTTCCGCTGGTTTACGCGGCTCTCGATTGGGCAAAGGCTCAGCGGCGGATGCTCGAATCGTTTGCCACGATCCGGATGAGCTTGGCTCAGATCTCCATGACGCTGACGACGAAAGGCGGCCAGCAGGCACTTGCCGGCATGAAAGATCAATTATCTACCACGGCTGGGCCGAACAGTTCATGGCTCGACCGCAACCCAACGGCGGTAGATGGCAGCGTGTTTGCATCGGGACCTGGCACAAAGCTGGAAGCGTTTAACACGACTGGCGCTGGCGGTGATCCTTCGCAGGTGCGTGAGTTCAAATTGATGGTGGCAATGGTGTTTGGCATTCCTGAATCGTTTTTTAGCGACATGAACACCAGCAACCTCGCCACGGCTACCAGCTTGGACCGTCCTACCGAACTTGGGTTTATGGCCAAGCAGGAGGAATGGCGCGAGGATCTGGCGATAATGATCACCTACGCGTTACGCATGAGCGTTACAGGGCCGTCTGGCAAGCTGCGCGAGGCTTTGAATGCTCGGAATATCCCGGTGACCATTCCGATAGTCGAGGCAGCAAGAAAGCGGGGAACAAACAACAAGATGGTCTACGAGGCTGCATCTGACGCGGCCATCGAAGTTGTGGTCAATTTTCCAACGATCATGGAAAGCGACGTTCCGGCGCAGGTTAACGCCATTGTCGCGGCCTACATGGGTGGCCAGGGTATCGACCAGAAAGAAGCGGTGCGGCTGCTCGGACAACAGGTTGACATTGAAAACAACGAGGACGTGCTGGAGCTGCAATATCCGTCTGAAGGTCCAGACGCCTACAGCCCGCTGCGAACCAATGACTCGATGGATACCGCAGACGCTCCGGACCCTGCGCTGCAGACAGAAGAAGCGCGAGCCGCGGTGACCCGATTGTCGCGGGCGCTGAAACTGTTCCGCGAGGCTATCCGGTGATTGAGTTTATGGAGCACGACGAATGCTGCTCTCCACGGTTTGCAACTGCAGGCCGTGCAGGCACGCTGGCGAATGCAGATTTGTGGACGTGTCCAAAGTGCGGCTGTGAATGGCGACCGTCTGACGTTGCCAATGCTGCCAGAACGTGGAACCCGGTGATCACGGCAGAACTTATCCGGGTGCGCGGGTGATCGCTGAAATCTACGCGCTAGCGGAATTGATTGAAGCCGAAGTCAAAGGCCTGCGGGCACCAGAGCACGCACGGGCACTTGAGCCGATTGTCCGCAAGGTCACGCGTCTGATGGCGCGTTACTTTCGTCGCCAAGGGCGGCTGATGGTGTCTGCGGTCACGGTCAAAGAGTCAGAGGCCGAAGTAGTAGACGCGTGGATGAGTTCCGTGTCACCGCTGGCGTTGTCGATTGCGACAAATGATTCAATCCGATACGAAGCGCTGATTGAACTGGCAATCATAAAGGCTGAGACTCAGCTATCCGCGCAACTTGATAGTATGGCGCTCATACCCGAGACTAAGATGAGCCAGTATCTGAAAGCCAACTCACTCTCAAAGCTCACGGGGACGCTGGCGGAGACGACTAAGCAAAAGCTGCGGGATGCCATCACGCTGGCAGTGCGAAGCGGAGGCACAAATGACGACATCGTTCAGGCAGTCAAAGCAACAGTGAAGGAATTCAGTAGTGTTAGATCCAAACTGATTGCACAGACGGAAGTCAACAACGCCTACAACTTTGGGCGAACCGAACTGGCGCGGTCTGCCGGGTTTACGGAAAAGAGGTGGGTTACGGAATCCGGCAATCCGTGCGCAATCTGCATCTTGAACGAGGCCGAAGGGTACATCGGAATTGATCAGACGTTCCTGTCTGGCGATCAAAGGCCGACGGCGCATCCTCGCTGTTTTTGCTCGCTAGACTTCCGGAAAATTATACTTTAAATCCCTGACGCCGGAACGCTGCCAATATAAAGTTTTTCGCAGCGTCATACGCAGGTCGCAGGAACGGGCGGGCGGCCATACCGATCCAGCCTTGTCCCTTGTAGTCGTAGATCCAACTGCCGGTAATCGGCACGCCTTCCGTGGGCAGTGGCGGGTGTGGCGCTGCTGCACCAACAAGGCCAGTGCCATACTCTACAAATGCGGCATGGTTTGCGCCTGCGTAGATCGTGCCGACGACAATCTTGCCTTTGAGCTCGACCTGCATAGCAATCGAACTTCGCAATTCTCCTGTGTCTACCGGCACCAGGATCTTGGCAGCGTCCATGACCGCAACGCTGGATTCAGTGACGGCAACTTCGACTCGGTTTATAATTTCCTGCTCAATAGCAGCAAGGTTGCCAGGCTTAAAACCGGAACTGGCGCGAGGATTCACTGTTTTCAGGTTACGACGAAATCAACATGCTTTGCGCGGACCAATGTTGGGCGCATAGCCTGCCGAACGACTCCAACAGCTTCACCGGCTGAGATTTGGGCGCGACCCATTGCGTCAAACGTTGCCATTAGAGCCTCGCGCATGGCTTCGCAGCCATCACCGAACCCGGCACCACGAGCCTGCACGAGTTTTGTTTCGGTGTACTCGCGCTGGTAAGCTGCTCGACACTCCAGACACCATGCGTCCTTACCTCGGGCGGCTGGCCGGTCACAACCTTCTTTGCAACACGTCTTGTCGTTTGCCATCGCTCTTAATGTTACTAAAACATTCTCACGGTTTCTTGTGGTGACCGTGGCGTGAACTGTACTATCGCACCAGATGGCACTTCGGACAGGATTCACGGTTGTAGCGCAGAAGTTGCAGGAAGCGGCAGCGGGCATGTCTACCGCCGATCTTGAAATGCGCCTCCGTAAGGCTTTAGACGAAGCACACGAGAATTCTGGAATGTATGGAAACATCGTGGCCGTGTTTGGCGACGAGAATGCCGGTCACGTGGTTTACTCACACAACGACGACCTGATGAAGGCGGCGTATACCTCCAACGCATCCGGGGCCACCATCGCAATGGATAGCGCTGTCGAAGTCATGCCGATGACGACCTACGAAATGCACATGGGTGAGATCGAAGCGACCGAAGCCGGGGCGCGCAACTCGCGGCGGGATATGTCTCAGCTCCAGGCGATACACGATGCGTCAATGAAGCTCGGTGCATCCTGCGGCATGAAGGAAGCGGCAATCACAGCATCGGCAGACCTCAAGCTGGTGGAATCAACCGGCGCGGAGTTCCTGACCAGCATCCAGCTGACTGAGGCAATGCGGACGTCGTACCCGATCAAGCTCATCTCACCGGGCACTGGCAGCACGGCGCACTATCCGGCATCGGTTCTCGAAGCGGCTGCCGGCAAGTTTGGTCCTGGCACGCTGATGTTCTGGAATCACCCGACCCAAGCTGAAGAAGCGGCGCGGCCTGAAGGCAATCTCGATCAACTGGCGGCAATCATCACCAGCCCTGCAAGGTACGAAGCAAACGGCGTAAAAGGTCCGGGGCTGTACGCAGAGGCAAAGGTGATGGCGGATTACGCGCAGAAGGTCGAAGAGCGTGCGCCACACATCGGGCTAAGTATCAGGGCCGGTGGCAAGGGTACGGGCCGTCTGGTAGACGGGAAACCCGAACTGGCATCAATCGATTATGTGGAATCTGTGGACTACGTGACGAAGGCAGGGCGCGGAGGTTTGGCGCTGGCTGAAGCGGCACGGGACGCAGGAATTTTAGAAGGAGGCGAGTCCGACATGATGGATACAGCCGAAGTGCAAAAGATCGTAGAAGCGGCGGTCAAAACGGCGGTAGCTCAGGCGACCGCACCGCTTCAGGAACGAGCCAGACGCGGTGATGCAATTGTCATTGCCAACCAGGCTCTGGCAAGCATTGGATTCACCGAAGCTCAAAAGGCTTTCGTGATCGACACAGTTCTTCGGGAATCGATCCCGATGAAAGACGGCTCTGTTGACGCGGAGGGCTTCATTGCTATCGTGACGGCAGAAGCTCGGCGATTTGGGCAGGCTATCGGCAACGGTGGACGCGTGCTCAACATCGGCACCGAAGTTGTTCGAGATCCCGTCAAGCTGGCCGAAGCCAAGCAGACGGCGCAGGATGACCACGAACGCGAAGTTGCAATCTTCACGCGGCTTGGTCTTTCCGAAGCTGGTTCGAAGGCCGCTGTGGCCGGGAGGGTTCAGTAATGGCAACAAATCAGGCTATCAACGGACGCTGGAACATTAACGTGCCGGTACCGTCTGCGGTGACGGTTGGACAGGCAGTCATGCTGGGTCAGATTGGAACTCCGGGATGTATCCCCGGCATCATTCTGGCGCTGCAGCCGCTGCCGACTCCGACAAGTCCGACAACGGCAACTATCGACACTGGCGAGGACTGTTATTTCCTCACCGTGATTGCACGGTCTGCAAACTCTCCTCTTGTCAATTCGGCCATCAAACCCGGCGACCAGCTTTATGCTGACGCGGGCACCTACGATGCAACCACGAACATTCGGTACGGATTCAACCTCGACAAAAATTCAAGCGGCACAGCGTTTGGCAACGCACTGACTGCGGTTTCGTCTGGCACCACAAGCACTACCTGCACGGTCCGTCTGGAGGGCAATTAAATGAGCGAACTCGATCTGTACACAGGGTCTGCGCTGACCGGCGGGGCCGTAGACGTTCCCGGATTCTCCGCTGTCACAATGGCCGAAAACGCTGCAAGGCGTCGTCGTGTTATCGGCGCGGCTGAGATCTGGGCCGACTTCAAGGAAGGCCGTCTGGATCCGTTCTACATGCGGCAGGCGTTTAACCTGACCGAAGCCGGGGCGTTCCGCACTCTCTGCGCACGCTATCCGCTAGTATTCCGCGAAACAATGACCAGCAGCGATTTCTCGGCGTTGACGGTTGATGTTCTCGACCGCGAACTGTTGGGCGATTACAGCGAAGTGCCGATCCCGGTTCTGCCTCTCGTCAAGAAAACCACGCTGGGAGACTTCCGCAACAAGAAAATCTTTATCATGGACGGACTCGAAACACCGTTCAATGCCGTTGCCGAAATGCAGGATCTTCCGTTGGGCGACATGACGCAGCGGACCCCGATCACCTACGCACCTTTAAAATACGAGAAGGGCGCAAAGGTCAGCTGGGAAGCTGTCATCAACGATGATCTTGGAATCTTCCGCGATCTTTCTCAGCGGCTGGCACGTGGCGCACGGCGCACGAAGAGCAAGTTCATCACGAACCTGTATTCGGGCACGACTGGGCCGAACTCTACGCTGTTCTCTACCACGTTCGCCAATCAAATCATCACGGCAAACGGCGCGGCTTCGAACAACCCGGCGCTTAGCGTGCAGGGGCTTTCCGACGGCATGACCGTCTTCATGAATCAGGTAGACACCGGCGGCGATCCTATCGAAATCCCCGGGCGCATGTTTCTGGTAGTTGGTCCGTCTCTTTACGTGACGGCTCAGAACATCATGCACCAGCTAAGCGTTGACGTCAACGTCAATGGCGGTACTAACACCAGCTCTGGCTCGGGCGCAACAACTACTCTGGCGAGTGCACAGCGAGTGAGGGTAGACAACTGGATCATTGGCAACCTCACCGTTATCATGGACCCGTACCTGCCAATCGTGACGACGAGCGCGGGCGTCAAGTACACGCAATGGTACATCTTTGCTGACCCGGCTTCGCAAGGCCGACCGGCTCTCGAAATTGGCGACCTGCGCGGCTACGAGACACCTCAGCTGTACCGCAAGGTTCCAAACACTATGTCGCTTTCAGGCGTTGTCGACCAGACCCTCGGCGACTTCCGCACAATGGCAAGCGAGTTCAAGGCGGTGATGGCGTTTGGCGGCGTTCAGCTTGACGGACGTTCGGCCGTTTCTTCCACCGGGCAGGGCGTTTAAGGCGCAGCAATCGGCTATACGGTGACGCCGCGCTGACAACTCGGGTGAGGGGTCAACGCGGCGTTTCTGTTTTGAGCAAAGGGTAAAATGAGCATAGTCTGCGATACCGGCTTTATCAACATTGTCGATCCGTTCCTGAACCCGGATAGCACCGTGTGGACCGGCTCGATTACCTACACGCTGCAGTACGCCACCACGGTTGCTGGCGCAACGCTGGTCGAAGCGCGGCAGGTTATCAACGTCTCAGACGGGATTGATATTTGTTTGGCTCCTGGGCTGTACACAGTCGTCTACAACCAGAGCGGCCAGCGGTTACCAGTCACTTCGCAGTGGACGGTGCCACCGACTGGCGGGCCGTACACTATCGCGGATCTCGAAGGCGTCGGACCTGTCACTGGTTCATTGACGGTGACCGGTCCATTTATTGCGATGTCCACGGTAACGATGACCTCGCTGATAAATGCAGCGGCGCGGCCTTACGTTGCCACAGACTCAGTTGGATTGTTAAGCACCGGCAATCTGGCACTGATTGCGATATCTGGCTCAGCGTCAGACCTTGCATCTGGTACGGTAGCGGCAGCACGGGGCGGCGCGGGTACGCTCAGCGGGTTGCTGAAAGCCAACGGTGCAGGAGTCGTTTCGGCGGCGGTAGCAGGCACAGATTATGCGGTAGCGACGAACGGAACCAACGCACAATTTCTGACGAGCAATGGCGCTGGAGGTTTTGGCACGGCTGTCAGCTCAACCGGTTCTGGTTCCGTTGTGTTGGCAACGTCACCGACGCTAACAACTCCTGACCTTGGAACGCCGTCTGTATTAGTTTTAACGAATGCCACCGGACTACCGGCTGCAGCGATGCCAGGCCTCACAGGCGACGTGACAAGCTCGGCTGGCAGCGTAGCGACGACCGTAGTAAAGATTAACGGAACGACGCTGTCGGGGCTTGCTACAGGCATTCTGAAAAACACGACGGCGACCGGCGTTCCTTCAATCGCGGTAGCAGGTACTGATTACTCGGTTGCCACCAACGGGACAATCGGGCAAGCTTTAACGAGCAACGGCACAGGCGGATTTAGTACTGCGCTTACTCTCGCAACGGTGGCAACATCGGGTTCAGCTTCGGACTTGGCATCTGGAACGCTGTCAGCAGCTCGGCTGCCAGCTTTGACAGGTGATGCAACAAGCTCCGTGGGATCGGCGGCGACGACCGTGGTGAAGATCAACGGGATCGCGTTGTCTGGGCTGGCAACTGGCATTCTGAAAAACACGACGGCAACCGGAGTTCCGTCCATCGCGGTAGCAGGTACCGATTACTCGGTTGCAACAAACGGAACTAATGGACAGGCGCTGACAAGCAACGGTACCGGCGGATTCGGAACGGCTCTTACTTTAGCCACGGTAGCAACATCCGGCAGCGCGTCTGACCTCACAGCGGGAACATTGGCAGCGGCACGGGGCGGCGCGGGCACGCTATCCGGGATTCTCAAGGCGAATGGCGCGGGCGTCGTTTCGGCGGCGGCTGCGGGTACTGATTACTCCGTAGCTACCAACGGAACCATTCGACAGGCTTTAACAAGCAACGGGACGGGCGGATTCTCGACGGCGCTTACGCTGGCAACGGTTGCAACATCAGCCAGTGCGTCTGACCTTACAGCGGGAACATTGGCAGCGGCCAGAATGCCAGCTATCACCGGAGACGTTACCACGACAGTCGGAACGGTAGCGGCAACAGTCGTAAAAATTAACGGGACCACGCTTTCTGGACTTGCCACTGGACTGCTGAAAAACACGACGGCGACTGGCGTGCCATCCATTGCAGTAGCTGGCACTGACCTAATCGGCGGCGTTGGCAACCTCACGACCGTTGGCTCGGTGCCGTATGTCTCAGCCTCTGGCACGCTCAATCAAGACGCTGGTCAGTTTGTTTGGGATGCCACAAACAACAGGCTTGGGATTGGGACGGCGACGCCATCTCAAAGTTTGGAAGTAAGCGGTGGCGCAATCATTGCCTCAGGATATGCAAACCGGGCCGCAGCAACCGGACCTGCCCTAGAAATAGGATGGACTGGCACTACTACTATTTTGCAGTCCCTGAACAGGACAACCTCGATTTATGTTCCTGCACAATATAGTGCTTTGAATCATTCATTTGACACATCAGGTAGTGCAAGGATGACGATTCTGGGCGGCGGAAACGTCGGCATCGGGACTACAACACCAAGCGCATTATTAAGTGTTGCTGGCGGAAAAATCCTGTTAGACAACGCACAGGGTATTCAGTTCAAGGATAGTGCGGGAACAGCAAGAACAATTCTCCAAGTTGACTCTGGTGACAATGTTTATTTAGACTCAGCCGCTACGGGTGGCGATACGTTTTTCAGAGCATCGGGCGTCGATAAAATGACGATCAAAGGCACCTCTGGCAACGTTGGTATCGGGACTACAGGTCCAACCTATAAGCTGGACGTAGCAAAGTCTGGAAGCGGAGGCACAGCACGGTTCTACGACCAGACGGCAACCACAGGCGCAACCCGTGTGCTAATTACCCTTGGCGCTGCTGATACCACATCTACACAGGTGTTTGAAATCGGTGGACTGATGAAATTTAGCGGCCTAAATTCAACAGGGGCCGGAAGTGCGTTACTTGGCACAAATTCTCCGGCTACAACTAACACGGCCCCGTATACGTGGCTCAAGGTCCTGACTTCGGACGGCTCGACCGCCTATGTGCCAGCGTGGAAATAGGACAACGACACTATGAAAATCACCATTGAAGCCGATAACCAGACCGTAGAAGCCATCGTAGCTGATGAGGCCGTAGCAGCAATGAACAGCTTCATTGCAGAGCAGAATGACGACGGAAAACCACGCTATGCAAGCATCCATGAATTGCTCATTAAGCATTTCCGCGACTCTCTGGCGACTCCATTGGTGCAACGTTACTCAGCTGCGGTGGCGGCGGCAGAGGCAGCAAGAGTATCGGCGAACCTCGCGGCGGCAGAATTGGCAGCCGGTACCGTAGTGGTCAAAGCGACGAAATAAGATGGCCTTTACTTACGACTTCGACACCGAACCCGCTATCAGTTACGTGAGACTGTTGATCTCCGACACTGACAGCCAAAACTTTGTGTTTGCGGATGCCGAAGTCAACGCGGCCATCACGATTCAGGGCGGCACGTTCCAGAGCGCTCAGTTCTACTCTCCACCGGCGGGCGCAAACGTTCCGGCGTCTGCCGTGTCATACCTGCGCGTCGCGGCTCT